CGTGGGGCTTCCGGTCTCTGCGCTGGCCGATCAGGACTGCATGGACAGCCTGCGCGCGGAACACGGGGCAAACAATCTGCTCAAGGCCATTGACAAGTTACAGGGCGCGCCGGAGAAAAGCCGAAACTGGCGGTATGTAGGCGGGATTCTGCGCAAGGAGAAAGCCGCCGGGTACACATGGGCAGAGAGAACAGCAGAGAGCAGCGGAGGCTCGGCAGGAGACGCGGAACAGGTACTGACCCGCAATCCCTTCGCGCTGCAATCGCTGAAATGCAGGGGGAGTGTCACATGACTTTTACCGAGATGAGCGACATTCTGGCAATCATCGGCGCGGTTTATCCGAGATTTTACGCAAATATGAACGGGAACGACGTTAAGGCGATGACCAACGTATGGCTCAGTTTCTTCGCCGACGACGACGCAAGCCTTGTCAGCGACGCGGTAAAGGCATTTATCGCCAACGACACCAAGGGCTTTCCGCCCGTGGTCGGGCAAATCCGCGAAAAGCTGGACGTCATCAACCAAGCCGTACACGGCTTTGAACTGACGCCGCAGAACGCTTGGGGGCTGGTCAAAAAAGCCATGAAGGACAGCGCGTATCACAGCGCAGAGCAGTTTGCCGAGCTGCCGGAGGTGGTGCAGGAGGTCGTCGGGTCGCCGAGCCAGCTGCACGAATGGGCGGTCAGCAATGACGGCGTGAGCGAGAGCGTGATCGCCAGCAATTTTCAGCGCAGTTTCGCGGCGCGGGCGGCTGTGCACAAGGAGATTCGGATGATGCCGGGCGACGTGAGGGCGCGAATCGACGCGAACAGGAAGATGATTGCCGGGATGCAGAATGCGCCGAGACTTCAAGCTTCAAGCGACGACATGGACGAGTACGCGAGACAGCTTCGGGGAATGACACCGGAAGAACGGCACAAGTATTTTGAGAGCATCAAAATCAATCTGGACGAGGGGGAATAGACCATGAACGACGTGACGATTTTTCGCAAGGATGAGTTCGGCGCGGTGCGCGCCGTGACGCTGGAGGGTGAACCGTGGTTTGTTGCGGCGGATGTGTGTAGGGCGCTGGGGCTGGGGAACAGCAGCATGGCGGTTTCCAAGTTGGATGATGACGAAAAAATGACCCTCAGTTTAACTGATAGTCATTCCAACCAGCGAGGCGGCGCGCAGATGGCTACAATTATCAACGAACCCGGCCTGTACGCGCTCGTCTTGAGCAGCCGCAAGCCCGAGGCCAAAGCCTTCAAGCGCTGGATTACTCACGAGGTCATCCCGAGCATCCGCAAGACCGGCGGCTACATCGCCGGCCAGGAGACGATGGACGACGACCAGCTCTTGGCCAACGCGCTGATGGTCGCACAGCGGAAGATTGCCGAGCGGAACAAGCAGCTCGAAGCGGCGAACGCGAAGATTCAGGCCGACGCGCCGAAGGTGCTGTTCGCCGAGACGGTGGAGAAGGCGGAAGGGGATATCCTCGTCCGGCAGCTCGCGAAGCTGATGGTGCAGAGGGGCTACGACACTGGGGAAAAGAGACTGTACGATCTGCTGCGGCGCGACGGCTTTGTGATTAAGGCCAACGCCAAAGACCAGAACGCGCCGACACAGAGAAGCGTGGACATGGGGCTGATGCGGAGCATCGAGCGGACGGTCAGCAGCGCAGACAAGACGTTTATCAGCTCGACGACCCTCATCACGCCAAAGGGGCAGATTTACTTTTTGAATAAATATGCACCCGAAAAGCCGGAGAAAAAGCGGCCGCCTGTTCAGGAGGCGATGGTGCTATGCTGACGGGGAGAAGCATATTCAACGCGACGGCCTACCAGCAAATGCCGCCGAAGGTTTGCAAGACCTGCGGAAAGACCTTTCCGGTGGCGAGCCTGCGCTACGCCTACAAGCTGACCAAGCCGCACACGGGCACCGCATTTGACTGGTATTGCTGTTATACCTGTTTCAGGGCTGCGCAGAAGCCGCGAGAAGCGGCGGAGATGGCGCACAAGGCGGAGATGGCGCGACGCGCTGCGGAGCGGGCGGCGAGGCGCGGAGAGATCATCTGTGACGATGGGATTCTGTTTTGACGGAGGAAAAGAACATGCTGAACGAATTGCGCGATGAAATTTACAGTGACGCGGCGGCGCACGGGCTGTGGGATGGGGACTATCTTCTGAAAACGTTTGTGAATAGCGATGCTCTGAGGGATTCTGGGCTTTTGCAGATTTACAAAATTGTAAATACCGAGCGAGAGCTGGGACGAGTTCATGCGACGCTGCGCGTTTTCGTGGAGAATCAGGAGCTTTTAGAATCGGTGCTTGAGGAAGATCACTTCCGCGAAGAGCTGGCGGACGTTATCATCACGGCGCTGTCTGCCGCCGGGTATCTGGGCATCGACATTGATAAGGCGGTGCGGGCGAAGATGGAGATTAACCGAGGGAGAGAGTGGAGGCATGGGAAATGACAGCAGAAGAAAGAATACGCATGATTGCGCTGGAAGTATAGGCACTTGAAGAGACAATCGAGCATTATAATCCGAGATGCTTTGGTCGACACAATAATTCCAAGGAGGTCATTAAGCGCAGCGTGAAACAGGTTAGAACGCATCTTATGGCACTGTTGGATGATTTGGATGCGATGGGGGGATAACGGATGGCGTTAGTTGAGTATGATCTTTTTGGACAAAAGCGGGACAAGGTGCAGACGGCGATAGACCGGCTGAGGACATTTGAGCCGAAAGATGGGTACTATGTCGCGGACAGCGGCGGCAAAGACAGCTCATGTGTCGTCAAGCTCTGCGAGATGGCAGGGGTTAAGTTTGACGCGCACTACAACGCGACGACGGTTGACCCACCACAGCTTGTACGCTTTATCCGGCAGCATCACCCCGAAACGAAAATCGAAAAGCCTGAGTATACCATGCGAGAACTGATTATCAAGAAACAGTGTCCACCGACGCGGCTTATGCGCTATTGCTGCGCCGAGCTCAAAGAGACGCGTGGGAAAGGCCGTATCATTGTGACGGGTGTTCGCTGGGCGGAAAGCCAGAACAGACGCAAGAAACGCGGCCTTGTCAACATTACTGGTGAAAAAGCACGCAAAATCGCGGATGAGCTGGGCGCGGAACACAGGAATGGCCAATACGGCGTTATTTTGAATACGGACAACGATGCAAACAGAAGAATGGTTGAAATGTGCTATCGGACGCATCAAACGCTGGTCAATCCGATTATTGACTGGACGGACGAGGACGTGTGGGAATTTATACGGCACTACAACGTGCCGTACTGCGAACTGTACGATTGCGGATTTAAGCGGCTTGGCTGCGTGGCCTGTCCGCTGGGCGGCTCTGCAAGCATGCAGAGGGCGCTTGAGTTTTTCCCACAGTTCAAGAAATTTTACATCCGCACTTTTGACGAGATGATGGACGCGAGGCGAAAAGCGGGGAAGCTCAACGATAGACAGTGGACGGACGGCGAATCGGTCTTGCGCTGGTGGATCGGAAAAGGCGGAGAGAGCAAAGACGAGTTGCAGCTTGGGATTTTTGATGAAACGGAGGAATGACTGTGGAATGTAAATGGTACGCCGAGTACGAAGGTGTCTGCACCAATGGCGAGTGTCCGTATCGCGGCGACACATGCCCGATGAACGAACACCCGGAGGTGTGCAAATATGCCGAATATGCCGAAAAGCAGCCCGAAATTCCGCAGTTAAGCGCGGAAGAGCTGGCCAAGACACTGAGGCTCTGCGGTAGCGCGAGTTGTTGCGGTTGTGCATTTTCCAAAAATTTTGACTGCGGCAACATCATATTGACGCAAGCCGCCGACATGCTGGAAAAGCTGTTAAAGGACGTTGTGCCCAAGGATTTTCACGAGCGGCGCTTAGAGCTTGGAATTCAAAAGCGCATTGCCGCAGAAACAGAGAAAAAAACGGACGGCTGAAAGTTACCAGCAACTTAAAAAATGCAGCTATTTTTTAAATCATGCCACGGAAAAGACAGATAATTAAAAGCTGAGCAAGTTAAGGAGAAAGCCATGAGGGACGAATACGGAAATGTTGACCTGAAAGAATACGCGGAAGCGCTATCCGAAGTGATTAACAAGGCGATGGAGGGCGTGAAGCAACCGAAATTCAGCGAGCTGAACGACGACCGGGAGCTGATGGTCTACACGGGCGGCGAGTGCGCGTACACGCTGGGCTGCACGCCGGAGGTGATGGACAAGGACGACCTGCTGGCGGCGATTCAGAACGGCGAGATAGACAGGCACGGAATTGTGGTTTATCTGGCAGAGAAGAACGTCGCACATTTCCGGGAGGACGATATCCGGGACATGGTGGAAAGCATGATGGAATCCGCCGAGCAATACGAGGACTGGGACGAAGACATGATGGATGATATCCACGATTCGGCGGAAACGAAAGCGTTTTTGCAATATCTGAATGGTCGCGCCGAAGCTCATGTGACCTATGACGCGGGATTGCGGGTGGAAATGGATGGGGAGAGCGGAAGCCATGCATGAGCCGCCGAAACGCCGCAGGCTGTCCAAGACCGAGCGTGAAGCGGTTTATGCGATATGCGGCGGGCGCTGCGCGTATTGCGGCGCGTCCATTGAGCTGAAAGACATGCAGGTTGACCACGTTGTGCCGATGGAGTTCTGCGATGTGTATCAAGCGATAGGCGTTGACCTCGATTCGATGGACAACTATCTGCCAGCCTGCCGAAGTTGTAACCATTACAAAAGCACAATGACGCTTGAAAAATTTCGAAAAGCGATTGAGCGATATCCGATTGTATTGGAACGGGACAGCGTGACATACCGAAACGCTGTGCGGTTTGGAATGGTGCAGCCAACGCCGAAGAAAGTACAATTCTATTTTGAAGCGGTAAAAGTGCAAGTCCCGTCGCTGGGATGGAGGTAAACATCATGAAAAAGTTCAGTGATTTGAAGCGGGGCGACATGCTGCTGGTGCAGATGAACGCGGATAATCCGGCGGTCGTGCCGAAACCGGTGTATGATATTCTGACCATGCAGGAAAAACCTTTTCGCGCGTGGATTGCAGCCGGGTATCATGTGGTTTTCGACGAAAACGACATCGTTTTCCTCCTGAAAGAGGAAGAAGCGGACAACCTCGAATTTAACGAGCTGCCGGAAAACTGGGTATCCTCCATGTTCGAGGCCGTGAAGGATTTGCCAGAAACGCGAAATTTCCTTGAAGCTCTGAACCTCGCCAGTGCGAGGAACGGGAATTACTTCAAGGGCTGGGAGGTTGAGCTTGAATGAAAAATCTGAGCGAGTTGAGTGGAGAAACGCTGCTATATGTAAAAAAAAGTATTTTTGACGCAGATATAATAACAAAGGAGGATTTGGAACAGAAACTTAAAGACAACGGTTACGGAGGAATGTACGTTTTTCTGGCTGTTGAAAATCCTGCGTCTATCGACATGGATGACTTGCGCAATTTGCTCGAAAGGATTGGAGAGCAGCACGAACAATATGAGGATTGGGATTTTAACATGATGCGCAGCCTTGAAAATATGGGTGAAACAAAAGCATTTATTGATGCTTTTAACCGTCTGGCGCGTGAAAACATGTCCTATAATTCTGGGGAGCGGGTGGATGTATTCCACTGAAAACCATGCGGCCTGAGCTGATTATGATGGCAGATACTTCAAGGGACAAGGAGGCTGAAATTTATGACTAACGCAGAGGTGATCGCCGAAGGGCTGAAAGACTTTGCCGCCCTCGAAGACTGTGCGCAGGAAATCATTGCAGATTATATTGCCTGCCCATCCGTCGAAAATTGCGCGTGGGACGGAGAAAGCAAGCACAAGGACGTCTGCACGGAATGTAAAGTGAAATGGCTGATGCAAGAATGGGACAGCTAAGGGAGGACGAAGGACATGAGTGAAACGCCTAAATGCCCCGGATGCGGGGCTGATATGGAGTTGATGAATTTGAGTAAAGCCGCATTTCGCTACACCTGCACGAAATGCGGCTGGGATTCGCCAATCGAAATTGGTCCTGAATCAGCGTTCCGAATGGCGTCGCGCCGCGCAGAGCCGGAGAACCACGTGCTGACGCTGGAGGAAGCGACAGGAAGCGATGAACCTGTATGGCTTGAGGCAATGAGCCGGGTATTTATTGCCGATGTGTGTGTCTCACCGGATGCGAGAATGGCACAAATACAGACAATCGGGGAAGCATCTTGCGCATACCTGCCGCTCTGTGATTATGGAGTGCTTTGGCGCTGCTGGCTGCGCAAACCGACGGAAGCGGAAAGGCGGGAAACGCCGTGGGAAGGTGATAGCCGTGAATGACGCGCCATGCCGCGACTACGCGAGCCGCGAGGTTGGATGCCACGCGGGATGCGAGAGATACAAGGCATATGCGGACGGACGAAAGACGGTGCTGGAAAACCGCTATACAGCTTGCATAGAGGGCACGGGCAGAAAGCGCAGTCACGAGCGCTGGCTTGACCAGCAGAAAAGGAGGGCACGGTGAAAATAATGGCCATTGACCCCGGGACGACGGAAAGCGCTTACGTCATCCTAGATGATCAGTATCAAATCATCGGCGCGGACAAGGTGGGGAACGATGTGGTCTTATCCATCATCGCAGACGCGCCGGGGCTGGATGCGATCATCATCGAGGACATCGAGCCGCGATACAGCAGCACGGACAGGAGCGCGGCGGGCGCGGTGATGGGGCAAAGCACTATCGAGACGATCAAGGCGTTTGGCCGGTTCAGTTGGCAAGCGTCGCTTCGGGGGCTGATGGTCGGGTCGGTCTTCCGGCGGGACGAACGGTCTTGCCTCATCCCGACAAAACGGAACGGGCTGCCGCCGCTGCCGGAGACTGCGCCCAAGCACGCAGACGGGCAGATTCGCGCCTCGCTCGTTCGGCGGTTCGCGCGGCACGACAAAGAGCGCGGACGGGGAACAATGGCAAACCCTGATACATTCTACGGCTTTCACGGCGACATGTGGCAGGCTATGGCGGTCGGCGTGACGTGGCTCGACCGGGAAAAATGGAGGGCGAAATGCGAGCGGAAAGAAAAGACGCGCAAGCGCTGATTGATTGCTCTTTCGCGGCCTACGAATACAAAATCGAGCTGGAAAAGTACGAGAACCGGAGCGCAAAGGGAAGCGATCTCGACGGGATGCCCAAACAGCGCGGCGCGGTGCGCGGGCTGGAAGCCGGATTGATAAGCGAGATGAACGCAAAAGAAAAGCTGCATGAAAAGCATGCGGCTTTTCTGCGCGCCCAAAAGAAGGCTCTGCGGGCGCTTGACAGAATCGTACTATATCAGCCCCAGCAGGGCGAATACATCAAGGGGATGCGGGCATTTATCCGGCTGTATTACATCGACGACAGGCCGCTCAAGGCCGCATGCGCAGAGGCCGGAATCCACAAGCGGACAGCGTTTAGATATAAGTCGGCGATATATAGGGCAGCGAACGGCAAAAGCAAATAAAACAAAAAAGCCCGGACAATTCCGGGCAAAAGAAAGAGCCCATTGGAAAGGGCTCTTTCTTTTTAGTTGCTGTGTCTAGCATCACAAAAGTATTTATCGTCAATCGGAAAACTCCCGTGCGTTATCCACCAGTTTTTGACCGACAGCAGAATAACCTTACGCTCTCCGTTATCCGGGTATGATAGTTTGACGGTATGGAGGGCGGATATTTGATTCACAGCGTCCGTCAACAGATCGTCCGTGCTTTGCCCCGGCGTTAAATCCCATACAAGTCTAGGAGCGACGATATAACAATATTTTCCGCTTCCGTCTGTCGTCTTGTGCCCTTCACGGATCAGCGCGTTCAGAAAACCGTGAGTGATGCCGAGATCATCCGGAATATCGACGGCCAAACAAAAACTAATGATGTCACGATAATGCGGTTCGTGGTCATCAAGAGCCGGGTTTTCTTCGTACCGGGGAGGGGAAATCGTTATTGCGTATTTGTCAGGTAAGGGAGGCGGAGCGAAATTGTCTGTTCGATGCGGTGCATAAGAGGACAATTCCACAATAAATTCGTGTTCCATGTTACCAATCCTTTCTTTTGTCTTTGATGATGTTCTTTGTCGGTTAAACACTCGGCAGAAAATCGGGATTAACCGGGATTTCGTCGCCGGGGTGGCATCCGTTCCACCGATTACGAAACAAACTGCCACACATCTCAACATGGGAATACGTTATTGTGCCCTCGTAATATCCAAGTTCTGCATAGATCGCGGCGGCGTGTTCGCGGGGCATGGCGGTCAGCCAGCGTTTGACGGCGGATTCGTTCAGCGCGTCAAAAATTTGTTGCGCGATGATGGCGAATTGCTCATCATCATCTGCGTCATTGGGACGGATTCCGAAACCGCCCATCATTCGAGCGGCGGGCGTTGTCGCGAAATCCATTCCGCCCGCGTATTCTTCCGCGTAACGGTTGACGAGCTGTTTTTCAAGTTCGGTATCCCAGCAAACGGAGCGGGAATACTTGGGAGGGATCAGGGCATCATTGATGCGCTTCTTCGCGTCGTTTATAGTCATAATTTTTTCCTTTCTGCCCATCGCTAAGGGGCTGCACCTTTATTATAGCATTAACGTTGTTCGGCGTAAACTCAAATCACGCCGATTGGTTAGAGGTGATCTGCGTCGCCTCCAAAGGTTGACATGTGGCTCATTACGGGCACACAGGCCGCCAAGATGGCGGCGATCACTGAAAAGAGAACCCAAAACATCTTCACGCCTCCTTTTTACCCGTTGCCGGGGCTTTCTTCCCTGTCCAGATAGATCGGGCAGGGTGGAAAACCTCGATATCAATCAATAGCCGGATGCCTGAATACGATTCCGCATTGTTTACATGCGGCTTCAATTCGATCCTGAAATTTGAATCCAACATTAAGCGACGGGCAAATCACCGCCTTTATGGAACGAAAAGTTTCGTCCCATGTTTTGCCGTTAGAAGCAATCAGAACATCCGTTACTGCGTCTCTTACCTTCTGCACTTTCTCGCGTTCTTCGGCGGTAAAATCTTCCTCGTAACTGATCCAGCGCCCTTTTTTAGACGCTTCCTCCTGCACGGAAAACTGTGCAAGGGTCAGGGCAACTCTTTTAATGGGATATTTTTTCATGGTTTTTCCTCCTTCTTTTAGCCTCTTTCCGGGGCTTTGTAGAGCGTCCGCAGGTCGGGCGCTCTGAAAACCTCGCTCAGTTGCTTTCGCCTGCCATCATCAGCGCCGGGCGGCGATTCCCGGCGGACGCTCGCCCCGAAGGGGGCGGCGTTTCGGCTTACTCGGCTTTTTCGGCCTCTTCTGCGTGGCGCTCGATGTAGCGCACCGCGCAGTCATGGAGATAGGAGCAGCGCCAGCCCTCTGGCGTGTGCAGGGGGCAGTCACTACACGAGCTGCAATGCTCGTATGCGTTAATGATGTATTCAGCCTGATCGAGATCGCGGATGTAATAGGTAGACATATGATCCTCACTTTCTGCCGCTCTTGCGGCCGTCGTGGATTTGTGTTATAATGAAGGTGCGGTGGCTGGCAGGACAGCCGCCCGCGTGTTGGATTCCCTCGGCGTTGTTGGTCAGCAACTAGGCGCCGGGGGTTTCCTTTTTTAGTCGGCCTTTTCGGTCAACCTGCGCTCAAGCTCGTTGATACGTTGCTTAAGCTGCTCGATCTCGATGCGCTGGCGTTCGTTTTCACGCGCCAGCCGCTCGATGATCTCGCCTGCGTTCGGCATTTCGTCCATGTCCTTTCTACCTCCTGCGGTGTATTCAGCTCGGTTTCCCTTGCTGTGGCTACAGTATACATGTAGACATGTACAAATGCAATATCGGAGTTGTATACATATCTACATGTACTTTTTTGTGCAGGTTGTACATATTGACATGTATGCATGATTATGATATCCTTTTTGTGAGGTGATATAATGTCTACGGATGCCAAGAGGGCGGCAAATGCCGCTTATCAGCGGCGGCAGGATGCATTGACCATCAGACCGCCGCGCGCAGAGGGGAGCGCGATTCGTTTGGCCGCTGCGGCGGCTGGCATGAGTGCGCAAGCGTGGATTCGCGCCGCCTGCGCGGAAAAGATGCAGCGCGACGGTTTCAAACCGCCAGATGACGCAGACCAGGCCGACCATTGACACATTCACCCCGACGGGCTACGGCTCGCCGGGGCTTTTTTGTGCTCGCATGCGGGGAGTGGATTGGAAGGAAAGCTGCTGCTGTGGGTCTGTCACTCCTGTCATGGTGTGTCACTTGCGCCACGCTTGACAGTATGATATTGTATAATCGTCCTCGGACGCGGGGAGAGGTCGCGGACTTCTCCCCGCGGCCTACGGGCGATTATACGCAATTATGATCTTTTCGGCGGCTGTACATGTTGCATGTGCGGCCGTCTTACCATATAAGATCATCTGTGCGCGGACGTGCTGACGTGCTCGCAATCGGGCGCGGGCTATATCGCATGACCGGCGGACGCTGACGAGGGAGGCAGGCGGACACGGGCGGGACATGATGGGGAGGGACGCGACGGGGGACACGATGGGGACGCGATGGCGGGGAGGCTTCACCACGCGCCGATCTGGGCGGGGGCTGGGGGCTGCTCCCATCAGATGAGGCCGACCAGCTGCCGACCGACGGGCGAACGCTCCATTATATGGTAGAGATCGCGCCGGGATGCTGGGCAATTATGCCGCAGATTATGCCGGGTCGGAGCTGTTCACGGCGGAAAGTCTAACAATATATAGGACGCACTGCCGACGGATAGCGGGTTATTAACCCGTCACCATGCAGGGCGTACACCAGCGCGCCACACGCACGCGGCGCAGGGCGAAAAATCTGAAAGCAGATTCGCAAAGAGGCCACCCCCAACCCCACATTGACCACCTGCGCGCGGGCTTTACCCGCGATATCATATGCCTCCCCGACCGGCGGGCGTACCCCTGCCGGGGCAAAGCGAGAGGAAAATCGGGAACAGAGAAAAAGCCAAACCAACATTTCCAGAGCGAAAGCGCGTTCTGGAAATTTTTTTATACTCATGGGCAAGGATGAAAAAAGGAGGAATGTAAGCATGAGTAAGAACAAAGCGAGAACGCCGCCGAAAAACCAGAAGGTAATGCCGGAGCAGCGCAAGGAGGTTGTGCGCCGGTATGTAGAGGACTACGAATCCATCGTCGATCTGGCGGAGGAATACGGCGTCAGCACGATGACGATTCGGCGGATTCTGTGCGAGGCGGAGAACGCGGACAAGATCAAGGCGCTCAAGGAAGCGCGGCTTGCGCAGGCACAGCTTCGCATTTTGGAGCAGGTGCCGATTGCGCTTGACCGCAACGAAGAGATACTGGAAACAAATTATGATCCGGCTTTCCAGTATCTTTGGCAGAACGCGATTCGGGACACGCTCGACAGGGCGGGCATCAAAGCGCCGAAGGAAGAGGAACGGGATATCAACATCACGTTCACGGGCGGCGGTTTCGATGTGAACATGCCGGAGGATGACGGCGAATGAGCCAGATTGCGTTTGACTATGTGCCGACGAAGAAGCAGCGGATGTTTCACGCGAGCCGGAGCGACGAGGTGCTCTATGGCGGCTCGGCAGGCGGCGGAAAGAGTTATGGGATCTGCTGGGATGCGTTTGTCCGCTGCCTGAAATATCCGGGAACGAGTGCATACTTGTTCCGACGGACGTTTCCGGAGCTGGAACAGACGCTCATCAAAACCATGCGCTCGATTGTGCCGGAATCGCTGGGGCAGTATTACGCGGGCGCGCATGAGATGCGGTTCGTCAACGGAAGCACGGCGCGGTTTTGCCACCTGAGCGACGAGGGCGACACGATCAAGTATCAGGGCGCTGAAATCCAATGGCTGTATTTTGACGAGCTGACGCACTTTTCGGAAGGCATGTACAACTACATCAAGACGAGATTGCGCGCGCCGAAGCGGCTGGGTGTTCATCCCTGTGTGCGGTGCGCGAGCAACCCCGGCGGGCCCGGTCACGGCTGGGTCAAGGCGCGGTTCGTCGATTCAACGGACGTGGGAACGCACACGGTCGTCAAGAATACGGAGATCATGGGTCAGGACGGGAAGATGAAAACCAAGAAGTCGGTCTGCGAATACATCCCGGCGACGGTTTACGACAACCCGCACATCGACGAGATGTATATCGTCGAGCTTCAGAACAAGCCTTCCAAGTTGCGGGACGCGCTGCTCTACGGCAAGTGGGATGCGTTCGAGGGGCAGGCGTTCCCCGAGTTCACCAACGACCCGGCGCATTACGCGGACGGGAAGAATACGCATGTCATTGACCCGTTTGACATTCCGCTCAACTGGACGCGGTACGTCAGCTTTGACCACGGCTTTTCAAGGCCGTTTTCGCTGGGCGCGTGGGCGGTTGACCCGGACGGGCGAGTTTACCGATACAAGGAGCTGTACGGCTGCAAGGCGGGCGAGGCGAACGTCGGCCTGATGATTACGCCGGGCGAGATCGCGGCCAGAATGGCGGACTGGCTCGAACCGGAGTTCAAAGAGGGAATCCACATCACGGGCATTGCCGACCCGGCCATCTGGGACGAGAGCCGAGGGACGAGCGTGGAAGAACAGATTCGCAAGGTCTTCAACGGCGTAATCTTCCGCAAGGGCGACAACACGCGCATGCCGGGCAAGATGCAGCTTCACGAACGGCTGCGCTTTGGCGAGGACGGCAGGCCGATGATGTATGTGTTCAGCACATGCAAGGATTTCATCCGCACGATTCCGACGTTGTGCTACGACGAGCACAAGGTTGAGGACATCGACACGGCGGGCGAGGATCACATCTACGACGAGACGCGGTATTTCCTGATGTCTAGGCCGATTGCGCCCAGACTGCTGAAACCGGTGAAGAAGAAGCCGGTATGGAACCCGCTGGATTAAGGAGGACGCATGAATAAGAGAAAGAGAGATTCCCCGCCGGGTGATATTCGGCAGAGCGCACCGCGCGACGCGGGCGAACAGCCGCTTGACGAGCAGCAGAAGGCGCTTGTCTCCCGCGCATACAGCCTGTTTTCCGAGTTTGTAGACGACCTGCGGGACGATCACAACGAGATGCGCGACGCGCGGGCAATGCGCGCCCTGCGGCAGAACGAGCGCAGTTTTACGTCGCCGCCGTCCAACACGCTCAACAGCTGTATCGACAACGTGATTGCCGACCAGATCGACAACATGCCGGAGGCACTTATGCTGCCGGAGCGCGAGGACACGGCCAACAGCGCGGAGGAAATGAGCGATGTGGTCAGCTTCGTGCTCTATCAGTCGGCATGGCCGGAAGCATACCAGACGATCATCGAGGACGCGGCGGTTACGGGCACGGGCATTGCACAGGTGTTTTGGGACGACGACGCGGACGACGGGAACGGCATGGTTTCCGTGCTTGCGTGGCATCCGGAAGACTTCTACCCCGACCCGACGCAGGAGAACATTCAGGACGGGCGTGCCTGTTTCAAGGTGACGCATACCACGGTCGCATGGGTGGAGGAACACTACCCGCATGCGCGCGGATATGTGCACGGCGATCATGTGGACGATGCGCAGGAAATCGCGACACGGGACGTTGTGGACGGCGACAGCCGGACGACGCTCATTGAATTCTGGTACAAGCGGTACGACGCAAAGGCGCGAAAGAACCGCGTACACATGGCGCAGATGGCCGGTCACGCGCTGCTGTACAGTACGGAATTGTGCTTCGGCGGCGTAAAGGAAGGCGATTATCCAGAGGGCGTATACGCGCACGGGGAATATCCGTTTGTGCTCTACAAGTATCGGTCTGTATGGCGCAGGCCGTTTGGCACAGGGCTTGTGCATGATTACATCGACACGCAGACGGCAATTGACCGGATGCTCAAATACATCGACGACAACGCGCGCGCAAGCAGCGTACAGCGCATCTTTGTACGCAAGGGCAGCGGCGTGAACCCCGACGATGTGGCCGACATGCGCAAGACGATCATCGAGTGGGAAGGCAACGATGTTCGCGAGGCCATGCAGACGGTGCAGGCGAACCCCATCAACAATCAGGTGTACACGACACTTGAATATCTGGTGGACAGCATGAAGCAGGACTGCGGACAGAACCAGTTCTCACGCGGTGAAGGCGGCCTCGGCGTTACGGCTGCGGCGGCGATTCAGGCTTTGCAGGAAGCAGGCGGCAAAACGACGCGCTGGCACACCGAGCGGTTCAAGAACGCCTTCCGCCGGATGGTCGAACAGATTCTGTGGGTGCTGAGCGACTATCTGGACGCAGACAGGAAGGTGCGCATCGTCGGCGGCTGGGATTCCAGCGGGAACATGAAGGACAGGATTGTTGAGCTGATCGCCCCGACGCGCGAGGGCGGGAAGCTGCCCAAGCCTGCCTACACGGTTCGCGTTCAGGTGCAGAAGAACAACCCGCTGCAAATTCAGGCGGACAACGAGTTCTTGATGCAGGTGGCGCAGATTTGCGGGCAGGCCGGTCAGGCGCTTCCGCCGGAATCGGTCATCAGCCTGATGGAGGGCTACCGCACGAAGAGCAGCGTACTCAAGATGGTCAAAAATAACAGCCAGCAGCAGGCCATGATCGAGCAGATGCAGGCGCAGATCGAAGCGCTGACGGCGCAGAATCAGGGCATGCAGGCGGTAATCGGCGAATACCGGAAGGCGGACGCAACGCCAGCCGAAATCGAAAAGAAGCAGCAGAGCGCGGATTACAGCGGGCTGCTTCAGGATGAAGATTCGACGCAGGACAACCCTGCTTGAATGACAACGCGGAAAGGCGCGAAAAGAAAGGGTACCGAACATGGATGAGCTTGAAAATGCGGTCGATATGATGATGGGTTCTGCGGACGACGCGCAGGAAAGCAACGAGATCGGCTTGGACGACCTCATGGACAACCTGACCGGCGCTTCGGAAACGGAAGAAACGGCTGAACAGACGGGGGACAGCGCCCCGGAAACGCAGGAGCAGAAACCGGACGGGGACAAGGACAAGTTTTCGCGACGGATTGCGTCGGCGCTTGCGAACCAGAGGAAGGGTTTTCAGAAAGAGCTGGACTTTTCCGCGAAGGTTCGCGGCGTATCGGGCGACATGACCGAGGACGAGATTGCCGAAGCGCTCAGAAGCTATCAGGCTAGCAAGATTGCCAAGGGCGACGCGGACATCAGCGAGAAGGCCGCGCGAAAGATTGTCGAGGAGCGGGAAAAGGCGGCGGCCGGACAGGCCGGAAACCGCGAGGCGGAGATCACAAGCGGGCTGAACAGCCTGATTGACGACGGCTGGACGATGGAAGAACTTCGGGCTTTTTCCAGCGATGAGCAGGTCAAGCAGGATGTGAACAGCGGCATGAGCATCCGCAAGGCCGCCAAAGCATACTTGCAGCGCGAGGCCGCGCCGAAGGAGACCACGCCGGTCAAGCGGCGCAGCGTACCGACGGCAAAGACGGCGGGCGCGGGCAATGTGCCGGAAGAGAACAAGATTGAGAACATGACAGACGCGGAGTTTGCCCGTTTTTCTGACAGAGCGCAGGAGATGATGATGGAGGGCAAGCGCGTCAGATTTTAAGGAGGACGCTTTATGGCGAACGCATACACCAACACCAACACCAACATGACGACCAGCACCGGCCTTACGCCGGGCATGCAGACCTACTACAACCGCGAGCTGCTGCGGACGTTTGAACCGCATCTGGTTCATCTTCAGTTCGGCGAGAACTACCGCATGCCGATGAACAGCGGTATCACGATGAACATGCGTAAGATGATTCCGGTCGCGGCGAAGACGACGGCGCTTGAGGAAGGCAACCCGGGCGACGGCAAGATGCTTGCCGAGGTCGCGGTTACGACCACCATTCAGCAGTTTGGTGACTACGCGAGGTGCAGCGATTGGCTGGACATGGTGCATCTTGACGAGAACATCACCCGCCGCGTTCAGCGCTTCGGCGACGCGGGCGCGCGCAGCGTGGACGCGCTTGTGCGCGATGAACTGGCGACCTGCACCAACGTCATCTATGCGGGCGGCAAGACGGCGCGCGCTCAACTGACGGCGGCGGACAAGCTGACCAGCAAGGAGCTGCGCAAGGCGGTCAGAACGCTCAAGAAGAACCTCGCGGAGAAGTTCAACGGCTACTACGTCGCCATCGTTGGCCCCGACACCGTGTACGACCTGCAGGAAGACGATGCATGGGTCAAGGTGAGCGAGTATCAGGACAAGGAGAACATCTACACGGGCGAGGTTGGCCGCCTGTTCGGCATCCGCTTTGTGGAGAGCACCGAGGCGAAAATCTTTGAGGGCGCGGGCGCGAGCGGCGCGGACGTGGCGAGCGTCATTGTGCTTGGCCGCTATGCCTACGGCCTGACGAGCCTCAAGGGCAACAAGCCGCGTGTTATCGTCAAGACTGCGGGCAGCGCGGGCACGGCTGACCCGCTCGACCAGATTTCCACGGTCGGCTGGAAGCTGGACGGTTTCGCGGCGAAGCTGTTGCAGCCGGAATTCGCGGTTCGCATCGAGTGCGGATTTACCGCCTAATGACCGGCGGGGGTGTGAGGACACTCCCGCCTTTTTCTTTTAGATCGAAAGGAGAACAAACATGGAAAATCTCAATACCATTACGACGATGAAGATGGCAAGCTCCGCGCTCCAGGACAAGCTCGAGGCAACGAAGGCGAACATCAAGAAGATGATGACGCAGGCGGGCGTTGTTGAAACCTACAAGACCGTCAAGGTGAACATCCCGAAGATTCCGGGCGACGGCGACGACGTGCAGTTCGTCGGTCTGAACGGCGTGAATTTTTATTTTATGAAGGGCGCGACGATTGACATGCCCGAACCGCTGTACAACCTGTTGCACGACTGCGGCAAGATTTAAGGAGGGATAGCCCATGACGCTAAGCCAAATCATCGCGCACGCGCTTCGTCAACTGGACGAGGACGCGGAGGACGTGAGCGAATACGAAGAGAGTTTCAAGGTATACGCGAACATGGGCTATGACATCGCGGTTCGCGAATACCTGAAACCGCGCCGGATTTTTTATACGGATGTGGACGAGGAAGGGAACGCGCCTGTTCCGGGGATGCTGGCCACGCGCGTGGTGGAGCTGCGGGACGAATACGGCTACGACGTGGGCTACGACCTCGACCCGGACGGGCGCGGGCTGCACATCTGGCGGGACGATCTGACGGGAAAGACGCTGCGCGCCGTATGCGAGGTGGCGTTTTACCCGATGGAGGACGGGAGCGACGAGCCGCAAATCCCCGAATATGCGCATGCGGCGCTTGCGGACTACATCTGTTACCGCCATCTGTCCAGCGGGAATCTGGCCAAGCAGAGCCGGGCGCAGTTCTACCAGAACAGCTTTTATCAGACGATGCAGCGGATCAGGCCGCAGGGCATGGGCAGCGTGACGCGGTTTGAGCATCTATACGAGGTCACGGACGCGAGGTATCGCCGATGAGCATTTCAGACAGCGATTATCAGGGGCGGTTCACAATCCCCACGCCGAAGGGCGTCTATCAGGCGGCGGGCGACACGAACATCAACACCGACTACGCCTACCTTGCGCAGAACATCCGCACGGAGCGCGGGCTTTTGGCTTCGAGCTACGGCACGAGCCGCGCGTTTCCGGCGCTGGGCGCGCAGATTGAGACGCTGGCGCGGTTCTATCGGCGAACGAGGCCGGACGACGCGGACGTGTACGTTGCGGCGGCGGGCGGCGCGATTTACACCTACACGATGGGCACAGAGGGCTGGGTGAAGCGCTCGGAGGGGTACAAGAGCGACGTGTGGTCTTCCGTCACCTACGAGACGACGGAGGGCGGGGCGACGGTGGACATCCTGATCCTCTCCAACGCGAAGGACGGCATGATCGCGGTATACGGAAGCGACCTTCGGGTGGAAAAGAAGACGCTGACGATTGGCGACGCATACGCCGAGGTGAAGTTCGCGACGCTGGGACGACACGCAGAGCGCATCTGGGGGACGGGCGCGGAAGGATACCCGGACAGCATCTTCTATTCGCGGCCATACGACCCGTTTAACTGGACGAATGTTGCTGAAACGCCGGAGCTGGGCGGCGGCGTGATTAACCAGCCGACATGGGACGGCGACAAGTTTATCGCGCTGGAACCCTTCGGCGGGTATCTGCTGGCGGTAAAGGAGCAGACGATCTTTGAAATTCGCGGCACCGACCCGAGCAGCTTCACGATCACGGAGGCCTACGGCACGGATGGACCCGTCGAGGAGAGGAGCATCTGCACGGACAGGACGAGCATGCTGTACCTGTCGCAGAACGGAATCGGCCTGTACGACGGAAACACGCTGCGGCTGCTCAGCCGGGACGCGCTGTATGAAACGATGCGGATGCGCATGGAGGGGATGGACAGCGCGGCGAGAGCCTGCGTGTGCAACCACATCTACTATCTGGCCATGTGCATCAAGGAAAGCGAGAGCGACGTTCTGAGCGAAAACAACACGGTGCTCGAATACGACACGGAGCGCGGGACGTTCATGGTTCGAAAGGGCATGCGTGTCAAGGACTTCTTTTCCGTCGGCGGGACGGTGTACTTCACGCAGGCGGACGAGCCGTTTGAAGTGCTTCGATACGGCGACCCGGCGAGCGGCGGCTATCTGGGCGCGCCGATGGAATGTCTATGGGAAACGCCGTGGCTGGATCTGGGCAAGGCCTACATGAAGCGCGACTTTGTGCTGCGGTTTACCGCGGACGCGGACGAGAACGACGTGCCGGTTGAAATGACGATCAAGACCGAGCGCAGGGAAAAGACGCGGGTGGTTCTGCTGCAAAGGCAGAGGAAGGACTACCGGGTGAAGATTCAGGTGAGCGGCGTTCGGATGAAGCTGAAAATCAGAAGCCACGCGAAGGCGGCGGGCTGGCGGATTTACGGCGGGGGGCAGGCGGAGGATTCGCTTGACGAGGTGTGAGCATGGCATTTAAGCAACCGAGAGTTCCGCAGGAGACGGGCGGGACGCTTGCAGCATACGTTCGAAACCTGACGATGTTCCTGCGCGATTTCTGTATGGCGAGCTGGAACGCGGACAGGCTCAAGGACGCGGAGATCGAGAAGATCAAAAAGCGGTTAGACGCGCTGGAAGGGAAGTGAGAACATGGCGAAAAGAACGACGACACAGACGTTTCAATCCTCGACGGCAAACAGCAGAGAGCACAGTCAGAGCCAGAGCCAAAGCCAGAGCCAGAGCACGACAAAGAAGCTGCTGGACAGCGAATTGCTGAACCAGATTCTCGGCGGGCTGGCCGGGAGCATGACGGACAAGGAGATTGCGGCGTTCGCGGAAAACCTGCTGCGGCCGCAGCTCAACGCGGGGATTGAGGCCAGCCAGCAGAATTTTGAAACGACGAAGCTGAGCAAGGAGCAGGAGATCGCGAACCTTGCGGCCAACCTGACGCGCGCCATCGACGAGCAAAACAGCGTCTACCGCCAGAGCAAGGCGAACGTGGAGACGGCGGCACTTGAGCGGGGCATGGGCAGGAGCAGCTACACGCTGCAAACGCTCGCCAATCAGGGCGACGCGCTGGCGAAGGCTGTACGGGAGCTGACGGACGAGAATGCGCGCAAGACCGGGCAGATTCAAGACCAGATCACGCAGGCGGCGCAGCAGAACAGCCAGACGCAGGGACGGCTGAACACGGACTTTGCCAGCCAGTTGGCGGCGAAGGTGCAGGAGCTGAAGGACACGCAGCGCCGGGAGTACAACAGCAACTATCTGACGGCCATTTCCGCCGCGATGGGACAGCAGACGACCGGCACCCAGCAGACGACGGGCACGACCGACACGACGGGCACGACCGACACGACGAGCCACACGACGAGCACGACGGGTTCAGGAAGTTCGGGAAGCGGGTCGGGTAGCGGCGGAAGCTCCGGCGGCAAGAAGACGACGAGCGGCACGACGGCGGCGGTGAACGTGCGGCAGATCAACGGACGATACAGCCCGGGCAACACGAGCAAGATCAGATAAGGAGAAGCACATGGCAAGATGGTTTGACGAGAGAGAAGCGAAGCGTCGGCAGGCCGAACAGGAAGCGGCGAGGGCGCACGAGGCGGCACAGGAGAGCCTGCGCCCGGCCAGCGAGCAGAAGGTGAAGACCGCGCCGCTTGTGGTCAATCTGGACAAGCAGACCAACCAGAGCGCGGCGCGCGTGGCGAGCCGGATCCCGGACGAGACGGAACGCGACGGCTTTCTGAACGAATACATCGCCCATGTGAAGAAGCAGAAAAGCCAGAACTACCAGAAATACGCGCCGTCGATTGGCACGATGCGCGAGATGACGGATGCGACGGTCACGGGCGGCGTATACGCCGACACGCGGGCGAAAAACGAAAAGCAGCGGTTCAAGGAGATTGAGACGCAGAAGGCCGGGAAGACGGCCATGGCAGAGCTGGCCGAAATGCCCCTGATGGGCTTTGACGGGCAGAGCATCAACGCCAATACGGCGGACGCGGCGACGGTGATTCGCGGCATCAACGCCATTGCGGACGACACGCTGCGCGCGCGGGCGGCAAAAGCCTTTAAGACGCTGACGCAGACCGAGGGCAGCCGATTCTACGGCGAAAACGCGGACGGCGTTGGAACATTCCTTGAAAGCGCGAACCTGACCCAAAAGGAATACAGGGACAGCGCAGAGGACTACGCGAGCCGATTCTACGGAGACGGAAAGCACGACGAGGAAGACGCGGCGGCCTACCTCAAGGCGCGGCAGGAGATCGAGGAAAGCGCATACTCCGACTATGCGAAAAGCCAGTTGACGGCGGCGCTGGACAAGGCATACACGGGCATCACGGGCGGGGAAACGCCTTCCGAAAGTACAGACGACGCGCCCGCCGAGGCGGAAGACGAAGCGCGCGCGGCCGAGGAAGACAGGAAAAAAGAAAAGAAGCCGGGATTTTGGAGCGGACTGGCCGGGAAAGTGCCCGAGCAGGAGGAACAGGAAAAGGCCGAAAGCCCCGCGCAGGCGAAGGCGGAGAGCCAGATTGTTTCCCAAACGATGACGGCGTCGACCGCGCCGGGCTTCCCGACGGCGGCCAAGGAAAAGACCGCGGACAGCGGCAAAGCGCCGGAGGCGCAAGGCCCCGTTCAGATGACCCCGGAAGAGCGGATCGTCGCGCAGGGCGGGATGAGCTTTTCGGAATGGATGGCAACTCCTTCCGTCAGCTCCGCTGACACCTCCCTCGAAGAGGGAGGCAGGGAGCGCACGGATGAAACAGGCGCGGAAATTCGCATGCACGAGGCGCAGACCATCGGCGAGGCGGCGGACGCGCTGCTCAAGGGACGGTATGACCAGATCGAGGGCGCGGGCAAGGATGAACTGGATCGCATGCTGGCGGAGAGCGGGAACGCACGGAGAATGATCGGCACGCTGACGGAAGCGGACAGCCAGCGCATTATCGTCGGAAACGACATGGCCGACGCGGTGACCTACGGGAACATCGCGGCGCAGGGGCAGACGGTCAAGACGCTGTACGACGTGATGAAGAGCGATTCCTTCCCGGACGAGCTGCGGGGCGACGTGATGGCGCAGATGGTCGTATGGGCGGCGCAGGCCGAGGCGATGGAGCAGGCGGGGACGCTGGGCGGCGACGCGGAGCTGCCGCTGATGGAGCGCCTGCTCACCACGGACGAACACGCGATGGACGAGCTGGCAAGCATCTACGCGGCCAGGGACGAGCTGCTGACCGACAAGGCCGACATGCGCAGGGCGCAGGAAGAGGCGAGCGCGCAGGCGCTCAGCGACGCGCGCACGGCGGCGCTCAAGGGAACGGCCAGCGAGGAACAGCTCGCGCTGGTGCGCCAAAACGCGCAGGCGGGGCAGGACGAGCTGAACGCGGACATGGGCTATGTCGGGCGGCTGGCGGCGGTGGATGACTATTTCAGGCCGGGCGCGAGCAAAAATGCGGTCAGTCCGTTTGATTCAAGCAGCGTGAAGCTGAACCTCGACGCGCAGGGCGTGATCGACACGGGCGACTATCAGGCACAGCTCAGGGAACAGATGGACGCGCTGCTCGAAGAGGACACGCAGACGGCGCTTGCGCTGGGGCTGACGCTGGACGAATACTACGCCAAGACGGGCGGCGTGGACATGAACGCGCTTTGCGAGCGCGCGGCCAGCCGCATCAGCCAGCAGGGCGCGGCGATCACCGACGAGGAAATGGCGGCGCTGGACGTTCCCTTCGGTCAGGGCGTGGGCGCGGGCTACATGGTTGGCGCGGGCATCCGCGCGGGCGGCGAACAATGGTATCTGGATTTCAAGGACAGCCTGTACACGGGCTATTCTCAGGGCATGGTGCTCGTCAACGCGGCGCGCATCCAGAACCGATACCAGAACGAATACGGCGCATATGGCCGGACGCAGTACCGCAAGGACATCGAAAGCGCGCTGGCCAGCGGGACGCTCGACGAGAACTACGCCAATGCGCTGAGAAAGGCGCTGGCCGGTGCGGCGGACGTATACCAGCTCGGCATTGACCCGATGGATTTTGAGGGGGATTTCCTCAAAAACAGCGCGGAGGTGCGCCGGGACATCGCGACGATGGAAGGATACATGCGCACGAACGCGACGGAGGATGAATTCAAGTGGTTCGGGCGCGTGAAGAGCATGACCTACAACGCGGTTTCGGCCGGTGTGGCTGCGGGAACGACGCTGGCGACGGGCAGCAGCCTGCTCGGCTTTAACACGGGGTACAGCGTCGTCGGGTTCAAGAACAACTTTGACGAGTATCTGCAAAAGGGGTACAGCATTGATTTCTCCCGATATCTGAGCGCGGTGAACACGGGGCTTGACTGCGCGGCGAACGTCGGCACGTTCGAAGGCGTATTGGGCAGAATGACGGGCATGAGCGCGCTGACGGAAGCCGCGAGAAGCCAGATCATCCGCAACCCGGCGGGCGCAAGCCGAGGACTGGCGGCGATTCGGGCGTTTGGCAAGGCGTTTGCCCAAAACGAATTTGACGAAGTGGTTCACGACGAATTCTTTGAAGGATTGTCGGCAAACTGGACGGATAACGCGATGGGCGAAATCTTCCGCAAGGTGGACGCTGGCGAGGAAATCACGTTCACGGACGGCCTGAATATGGCGCTGAATCTGCTGAACCCCAAGAATCTTGATGTGAAGGGCGCGGCGGAGGGCGTTGTCAGCGGCGCGGTGGAGAACGCCATCGGCGCGGTGCTGTTCTCCCTGTCCGGCGCGGCGGGAAGCGGTGTGGGCACGCTGCGCGGCGTGAAGGCGGCGCAAGACCTGATGAACGGCAAGCGGACGGACGTGGAGAACGTCATCATGGACGTGACGAAGACGCTGGGCGACGAACAGGCCTGCGCGCTGCTCAACGACTATGCGCGGCAGCAGAAGGAAAGCAAGGCCGTTGCCGAAGAGATCATCAGCGGGAAGGACGAGCGCGGCAGCGCGGCGCACGCGGCAAAGGCCAAGCAGCAGGCCGACGAGGCGCGCACACAGGCGGAAGCGGCGCAGACGGCGGCAGACAACAGCCGGGCGCAGTTCGCGGAAGCGAGCGACGCGGTGATGAACGGCGACCTGACGCGGCAGAAGGAAATGACCGAAGCGCGCGTGCGCATGGGCGAAAACCAGAAAACCGCGAACGAGCAGGGCGCGGTCGCCGCGCGCAGAACGGACGAAATGCAGCAGGCGGCGGCACAGCGGCTGGCAGAGGCGAGACAGGCGGGCAGGAAGGCCGTCATCGCGGAGGACGCGGCGGCGCGGGAAGCCATGCTTGACGACCGGGAAGCGCGGACGCAGGCCATTGACAACGAGATTGCGCAGCTCGACGCGCAGGAAGAAGCGCTGCAAAACGAGTTTACCGATGCGCTGACCGGGCTGAACGACGCGCAGGAAATGGGAATGGACGAGGAAACCGTTTCCCAAATGATGGCGCGCACAAACGAAATCGCCGAGCGCATGGCGGCGCTTGAGGAGCAGCGCGAAAGGCTGCAAAACCCGGAGGCTTACGAGGCGCGCCGGAAGGCGGAAGCGGAAATCGCCGAGCGGGAGCAGCAGGCGCAGGAAGAATACCAAAGGCAAACCGAGCGGGAGCAGACACAGAGCGAGATGGACGAGATCGCCCCGGTGGTCAGGGACATTCGAAGCAAGCGCATCTGGCTGAACGAACAGCAGATTGCCGAGGTGCTGCACACGACGGGACTGCGGACAATCGCGCAGGTGAACCGCCAATACGGCACACAGTTCCGCGTCAACCGCAAGAGCGCGGACGTTGACCTTGACAGCGGCTTTTTCCGCGAGTTGGCGGCGCAAATCCCCGGACGGATGGACGAGGCGAGCGCGCACCCGGAGACGGAAATTCTGAATCTGCTGGACAGGAGCGGCGAGCTGAAAGGCAGGCTGGGCGGGATGGAGGCCAGCATCGGTGCAGTTGGAGCGGAAGACTATCTGAACGCGGACGTTTCGCGCGGCAACCTTGACCCGGTGACGCAGAAGCTCGCCAGCAGCCTGAAACAGAAGACAGGGCTTGAGCTGATCGTCATGCCGCTGGCAGACAAGGTTCGCGGCTTCTACGACCGAGAGAACGGGCGGCTGATTCTTTCAAGCCGAATCGGCGCGGGCGAACAGATGCGACAGGTGGTCATGCACGAGCTGACGCACTACATCGAGAGCACGAAGAACTATGCGGCCTACGAAAAGGCGGCGCTGGAAGCGGCCTATCGCGGCGATACAGAGGCGATGGACAGAGACGCGGCGGAAATCCGAAAGACCTACGAGGACGCGGGTCTCCCCTGCGACGTGAACAAGGAGCTGGCCGCTGCGGCGACGGAAAAACTGATGGCTTCCCTTGGCGCATGGGGCAGGACGGGCAGCGAGACGCTGGTATATGATCTGCTGGGCGCGAAGCAGTCCTTCCCGATTCGGGTCTACAACAAGCTGACACAGTTTTTAGCCCGACGCAAAGCCCAAAGGGCAGGCGGCGCGGCGGTAGAAAACTACAAGGCGCTGGTCAGGGCGCGGGAAGCGCTCAGGCAGGCCATTCTGGAAGCCGGAACGTGGAAAAAGGGCATGGGCGGCGAGGACGCGACCATTGAGTTGTTCGGAAAGACCGCGCCCGTAGAGCGGGAGGTCACGCGCGGACAACAGACGGAGATGGAATATGCCATCAGACGGGATGAAAAGGGAAAGCCCGTCGTTTCGGTTGAAGAGGACATTCTTGCAGGCGTTCCTCAAAAGGACTGGGCAAGAACCGTCAAGCAGGCGCTGAAAGAAAAATTCCCGAACGGCGTAACCGTCGGGAGCAATCAGATTCAGATCACCGGCAAATCCCGAAATGAAATCACCAATTCGAAAGATACGATGTGGCTTAAACGCAATCAGTCAGACGTATATGCCGACAAGATGCGCGCGGCAAATAACGCGGACGAGATTTTGCAGGCATCGACCGATTACGTCAGCGAAAAACCTGCGCACGAACGGACGGATAATATCGTGGACTTTGGACGTGGGAAGGTTCAGCTTGAGGTTGGCGGCCAGATGTATGACGCGGATGTAGTCGTTGGGACGAAGAAAGACGGCTTGATGCTGCTCTATGATTTTGTCGGAATGACAAAAAAAGAGATGCAGCGTACCGCCGGACGTCAAAGCGCCCCACACGATAGCCGTGCTGCATCTCTTTCTGACACTAGTGTAACACAAAATGACACCGGCGTCAATCCCTATGATATGCCAAACGACGTGGAATATGCCGTCGCCCCGCGACAATTCGGCAACCGGACGGCGCAGGCGCTCGATACGCTGACCGACAGCGTGAAAGAATTCCTTCGCGGAGACCAGTACGAGACCGTGACCAACCGGGAGCAGGTGCAGCGCGCGAACGACGATATCAACGTGCGCGGCATTGACGCGGTGGTGAACGACCTGCTGGCGCGGGACAGATGGACGGCAGACGACCACGCGGCGGCGGCGGTGGCCTGCATCCGGGCGCAGAACGAAGGGCTGATGACGACGGCCTATGTGATTGCGAAGGCCTATGACGAGCAGGGCACAAATGCCGGTCAGGCGTTGCAGGCCAGACAGATCATCGGAAAGCTGACTGCGGAGGGCGCGCTGGTGGAAGCGGCGAAGAAAGCCGACCACGCCAACGCGAAAAAGGGACTGGTGGACGGCGATATCCCCGTCGGCAATCAAGCGCCGGTGAAGGGATGGCGCGACAGACAGCAGAGAAGCAAGGAAGGCGCCGAGACGAAACAGAACGTCAGCCCGACGGGCGAGTTCGACCCGGACAACCTGTTCAACGAGGGCAGGACTTCCGTTTTGCCGCAGGAGGCCGTGACGGGCGCGAGCGGCGCGGCGGGCGACGCGGTGCAGGGCAGTTTCATTGAAAGACCGCTGCCGCCGGTGCTCGAAAAGGTCTATACGGCGGCGGAGCTGATTCAGCGGCAGATTGACAAGCTGCCTTCCGACGTGAGTGATGACAACCCGTGGAACATGCCGCTTGAAAGCTGGAAGACGGAACTCATCGACCAATACGGCCTTAACGGGACAAAGCTGGTCGGCGACACATACAGCTATGCGACCGTGAAGGAACGCATGCTGGCGGCCATTCTGGCAACGGACAACAATGTGCGCGGCGACGGGCTTTTGACGCTCTGCCAGCAGCTCGAAGCGATGAAACAGGGGCTTGCGGTGGTGACGGAAGCCGACCTGAACTACATCGCGGGGCAGATGAGTACATTCCTCTATGCCGAGGGCGCAGACCTTGAGGGCATGCCGGTGACGACGGAGGGCAAAACGGCGTTGCAGCGCGTCTATAACGCGCAGGCCAACGTCGTGCAGGACAGCATGATGGGAAAGGTCAATGCCCTTGGATATACCAACATGCTGTCCGGCACGAAGACGTGGATCAAGAACATTACCAGCAACGTTCTCATTCGTCCGCTGGAGCTGGCGAGCGAGAAGATCGGCGGCGCGATTGAGGGGGCGTTTATCACCAAGCGGACGGGCAACCGAACGACGGACGCGCCGAACCGCGCGGAGCGGGCGGCAGGCCGGGAAGCGTTTGACGGCGAGATCGGACAGACGATGGTGGACTATTTCGTGACGCACGCGGACACCGGCCACGGAAGCGGCTTTGACCTGAACCACAACAACCGCACCTTCAACAACGAATGGCTGCAAGCCTACAAGAACATCGTGGATTTTGCCATGCAGGTGGGCGACCGTCCGTTCTGGGAGCAATGCTACACGGAGGAGCTGGCCGTCATCAAGCGTCTGGGAACGAAAATTCCCGATACGCAGCGCGTAGACGGACGCGAGGTCAAAGTCCTGCGCGACATGACGCTTGAGGAAATGAAGACGGAAGCGGCGGTTCGCGCGACGGAGCGCGTTTTTCAGGAGGACAACCACATCGTCAGCGCCATCAACGGCGCGCGGCGGGAAAGCCCGATGATCGACCTTGCGATTACGAGCATGATGCCCTTCCTCAAAACGCCGACAAACGTCGCCAGCCGCATGATGCAGTACAGCCCCATCGGACTGGCGCGGGCAATCATCCAATACGGCCTATGGGACGGCAAGCGCAACGGCGGCGCGAACTTTGACCAGCGAAAGTTTGTGATGAACCTCGGGCGCGGCCTGACGGGAACCGGCGTGGCCATCGTCGGCGCGCTGCTGGCCAGCCTCGGCGCGATTCAGCCCGGACGCGAGGACGAGGAAGACAAAAAACTGGGCGTGATCCGCAAGGCGCAGGGCAGGAGTTACAGCACATATTTCAAGCTGGGCGACTGGGAAATCCCGCTTGACTTTGCGCAGCCTTCGAGCGGGCCCCTGTACATCGGCGCGAAGATCGCATGGGCGCTTGAAGAGATGGGCGACGACGTGAACGTTCTGTCGCTGATCGGAACGTTGCTCTACGGTTCGGCGCTCGAAACGGGCAACCAGTTGTTTGACAACTCGTTCCTTTCCGGGTTCAGCGCGCTGTTCAGCGGCTACAACGACGCGGCAGGCATTGCGAGCAACATTGTCGAGAACATCGCGGAGAATCAGGCGAGCCGCCTGACCCCTTCGGCGATTCGCGCGCTGGCCAAGGTGACAGACCCCTATGTGCGGGACGTGTACAGCCAAAACGCGGTGAAGCAATTCCTCAACCGTCAAATCGTTCAGAACTGGCCGCTTCTGCGGCAGACGCTGCCGGTCAAGACGGACATCACGGGCGACGCGACGCTGCAAAACGGCTATTACAACTGGGGACAGGAGAACCAAAACGCGGCGCTGCATTTCCTCAACGCTTTTGCGACCCCGTGGACGACGCTGGGCGAAAAGAACGACGCGGCGCTTGACACGCTGATCGACCTGAGCTATCGGACAGGGGAAACGAGCTTCCTGCCGGGCGAGATGGTCAGCGCGAGCAAGTACGAGGTGAGCATCACCAAGACGCTGGCCAAGGAACTCAAGGTGGGCAAGGTCGGGTTTAACCAGTACGAGGGATTCAAAATCCGCCTGACGGACGAGGAAAAGCGCTGGGCGAACAGCACCTACGCGGACATGCTTTTTAACGGAAGCGGCAGGGACGTGATCGGCCTGCGCGCGATGATGAGCGGAAGCAGATGGGAACGAATGAGCGACGAAGAAAGGATGGAAGCGGTTCGGAACATGCAGAAAACGGCGAAAAAGCAGGTGCTGACCGAGCTGGTCAGGCGGAAGAAGGAGGCGGGCGAAATCAGATGATCGAGGCCAATTTTGAATCCAGGACGCACAAGAATGCGGCCATTGCCGGGGTTTACCAGTACGACACAGGGCAGCGGCTCAGGATGCGCGGGCTGCCGACCCCGGACGAGCTGGCCGAAATGGACGACTTTCTTGCGGGGGACGTGGTGACGGTGCAGGCGCAATACGGCTACGCGGGGGACAGCCAGACGGAAACGCGCATCGCGGCCTTTGACGCGGAAACGGGCTGCTGGACGGCGGATATCCCGGACGTGTATCTGACCAGAAGCGGCGCGGTGAAGGTATTCGTCTATGTGAGCTACGGCGCGACGGCGGACGAGACGCGCGCGAAAACCTGTTACGAGGGGAGCTTCACGCCCATCAGCCGACCCGCGCCGAGCACGCAGGTTACGCCCAGCCAGAGCAACGCATGGGACGCGCTGGTGACGGAAATCAACCTGACGCTCTCGAAGATGAACACGGCGATTTCCGAGGCAAACGCGGCGACAGAGACCGCGAAGACGCAGGCGGAAGCGGCGCAGAAGGCCGGAACGGATGCGACCACGGCGGCGCAGGCGGCGAACACGCAGGCGCAGCGGCTGGCAAACATGAACATTCAGGCGCAGACGCGGGAATACGGCAGCGGAAGCACGGCGCAGATGGCAGACAGCGAGGGTAAGCTCGTGCTGACGCTGGGCGTTGAGCGCGGCGCGCCGGGCGTGAAAGGCGACACGGGCGCAAAGGGCGACAAAGGCGACACGGGCCCCGTCGGCGCGACGTTCCAGCTATCCGGCACGGTTCTGTACATCACGACGAGCTAAGGGGCGGGGCAGATGGCGAAGAAAATTCCGAAATTCAGCTACACCGGCGCGTATGAAACCGGTTCGGATGACAATTATTGGTACATCAAGCTGAAAAGCTCCGGGCAGATGACGTTCACATACAGAAAGAACATTGAGGTCGGATGCGTGGGCGGGGGTGGCGGCACCGTCAGCAACGGGCAATATGCGAGAGTAGGCGGGTTTCACGGCGGCGGCGGCGGGTACATCAAGACGGGGACGACCACGGCCGAGGCCGGAACCGCGTATGCGGTCACAATCGGCGCAGGCGGCGAAGGGATGAACGGATGGGGTGTGACCGCGAAAGACGGCGGCGCAACGTCGGCATTCGGCATATCCGCGCCGGGCGGGGGCGGCGGCAGCTTCGATTCCCCCGGCGCGGGCACGGGCGCAGGCGGCAAAGGCGGCCACTACATCAATATCCAAGGCGCAAACGGAGGCAGCGGCCTGAAGCTGTTCGGATTCGGGCCCTTTGGCGGCGGCGGCGGCGGCGGAAGCGGCGCCGGCGGTATGGCGCTGGCTGGCGGCACGGGCGGCGCAGGCGGCGGCGGAAACGGCGGACGCGGCGCAATGACCGCTGTGGACGGCGGCGACGGCGAGAATGGCGCGGCCAACACCGGCGGCGGAGCAGGCGGCGCGGGCGGCGGCTGGTACGAAGAACCGTATCAATCGCGGCCGGGCAAAGCAGGAAGCGGCGGTTCGGGCATCGTCATCATCCGGGGAACGCAGGATGACTACATTCCCGTGATCTTCAACGGGTCGCCGGTGGAAGCCATTGTGCTCAACGGCGTGAGGCTGACGGGGCTGGTGGTCGACGGCATCCGGCTATACATGAAGAAAAGGAGGGAAAAGCGATGTTTCGCGTAAGCGGAAACCAGATTTCGATTACGGCGGGCGACACGGCGCTGATGGCGATTTGTCCGGACGAGACAGGATATGTGCCGACGGCGAACGACCGGGCGATTTTCACCGTCAGGGAGCGGCCGAAACGGCGCGCGCTGATTGAAAAGACGATTGCGCCGGAAGCGGACGGGCGGTTTGTCGTCTGCTTTGAAAGCGAGGACACGGCAAGGCTGAAACCGCGCGAATATGTCTGGGATGTGCGGTTGGCGATTCAGGCCACGGTGAACGAAAACGGCGAGGTGACGGACGCAGAGCAGGTCATCACGCCCTGTCCGCCGGGAATTCTATTCGTCATGGCGGCAATCGGCGAGCTGACGAGTTCGGCAAACGGATTCGAGCAGCCGGTCAGCCAGACGCTTCGGGTTCGGTTTGAAAAGCTGATGCAGGGCCCACGCGGCGAGCCGGGACGAGACGGTGAGAAAGGAGAGAAGGGAGACCCCGGCGAGCGCGGCGAAAAGGGCGACAAGGGCGACAAGGGCGACACGGGCGCGCAGGGCGAGAAAGGAGAGAAGGGCGAGCCCGGCAGAGACGGAAGCCCCGGCGCGACGGGCGCAACGCCAAGGTTTACCGTCACGGCTGTGACGGGCGAGGCCGGGACGGCTGCGAGCGTTACGCAGAGCGGCACGGCGGAAAACCCGATGGTGGAATTTACGATTCCGCGCGGCGAGAAAGGAGAGAAAGGCGACCCCGGCTCGCACGAAGTCGTGCTGTATACGGCGCAGACGCTCAGCGACGCGCAAAAGACGCAGGCAAGGGAGAACATCGGCGCGGCGGATGCGGCGACGGTTGATTCGCTAAAGACCGAAATTAAGAAAAAGTATTCGACGGAAGTATTGTGGGAAAACGCTGCACCGAATAGCGCGTTCGACGAACAAACCGTAACATTTGACTGGAAAGGCTACAAT